TGATGGTGCCCAATACCTTCATATGAGTATCAATACCCTTGATGCGAATCCATACATCACCACTCCTGGTGTTGGAGATCCGTCTGGAGCAGCTGATGGAACCACAGTTTCAGCCAACAGGATCGGATCAGAGGTACTCGCGAAGGGAGTCCGATACAAGATTTTCGTAGAGAATAACGAACGATTTGGCCAAGTCAAGCATCGTTTCCTTTTTGTCAAGTGTGAACGCGGACAACTTTATGACAATGCAAGCATTTGGATGGGTCGCACCGATAACAAATTGCTTGATGATATCAATCATGAGAAGATCACAGTTTTGTATGACAAAACGTTCACAATCAATGCACCTAATATGTTTGCATTTGGAACTAATCCAGTTGAAGATTCATCCCTTGAAGTTATTCCCCATGGTACTTTTCATGGGTTTTCCAACTATATTTCATCCCAGCCGGGATCCAAGATCATTACCATTTATGTTCCGTATGCAAAGGATAACAAGCCTAAGAAGCTTGTTTACAATGATCAGAACCAGCCGAAGTTTTTCGACTATGCTCTTCTGTATATGCCATATGTCGTGGAGCATACTTCGACTACTTTGAATGTTGCGAAAATCAACGATATGTCGAAGGTTTTCTACTTCAAGGACCCTTAGATAGCCCATCGAATTGTAGGCACGAGGGAGCCTGCGACCGAGAAATGTCGGGTTTAAGTTTCCGACTTAGGTTGCTGGGGGGAGAGGCATGTCGCCGATGTCGCCGATAGCTTAAAGTAATATATAAGCGGTAGCCTTTTGCAAATTGTTACAGGACGAACGTCCGCCGCAAAAGGCCCGCACGGCCGAGTGCAAAGAAGAAAATGAAGGATTGTTGTGTCTTTGACCTTACTATTTCGGAGAATAAGAATACAAAGCAACAGACTGAGACTATTTTTCGCAAGGTATGCAAAAAGTATACCTTCCAACTGGAGAAGGGGGAGAAAACTGGATACATGCATTTTCAATGCCGAGTATCCTTTTTCAAAAAGAAGACACTGAATGCAGCAAAGTCACTGTTTTTCGAAGCTGGGCTGGAGAAATTTAACATTACCACATCATCCACAAATTCTCTGAAGGGAGAAGCATTCTATTGCATGAAAGAAGATACTCGAGTCGAAGGACCATGGTCCGATAAGGATGAACCCCCCATAGTCAAGACCATTACCGTCAGGAGGATGGACCATCAGGGGTTGAAAGAATGGCAGGGTGATCTCCTATCCAAGGTCATGGATGAGAACCTCCAACCCATTTGGGATGATCGTCATATCCATCTTGTTTATGATCCAACTGGGAACATTGGGAAGACAGCATTCTGTGAGTATATGCATACCTATCGGTATGGTAGCATCATCCCACCCATGTATTCCATGGAGGACATAGTTCAATTCGCGATGTGTAGACCTATCAGCAGGACATACATAGTCGACCTTCCGAGGGCGATGGACAAGAGAAATCTAGCTTCGATGATTTCAGGAATCGAAGTGTTGAAGTCAGGACAGCTCTATGATAAACGATACAAAGGTGTATTTAAGTGGATAGAGAGACCGAACTTGATTGTGTTTACGAACAGTATCCCGAACTTAGAGTATCTTTCTCCTGATAGGTGGAAGATTTGGGGCATCAAGGACGATCAGTTAGTTGATGTGGGAAAAAATCCTAGATCTATTTAAGCACCATCCGGAGGTGGTAGTCTACATTAGGAATTATGGCAATCAGAATCAAGCGTTCCCGGAAGTGGTCGAAGAAGTCCACGAAGTCTAAGTTTTCTAAGAAAATGAAGAGACCCATGAACCTGAAGAAGGTTATCAAGGCCACTATCAACCGCGAGATTGAGACCAAGACCACCATCACCAATTTTTCTGATGGTGCCCAATACCTTCATATGAGTATCAATACCCTTGATGCGAATCCATACATCACCACTCCTGGTGTTGGAGATCCGTCTGGAGCAGCTGATGGAACCACAGTTTCAGCCAACAGG